AAAGAACTTGCAAACGAGATTCATGCAAGGTGTGGTCGCACTATTCAACAAGGCGAACAAAGGCGACACGGCTGCATTTAACGCCATCCGCGACATCATAGGAGAGAAACCCGTTGAAAAGACACAAATTGCTGGCGCACTCGACACATCGATAACAATCGGGTACGTGGAAAGTGGTGTGAAACCATCGGAAACGGAAGCCGACGTGGAAAACATCGAATAAGGGCGTTTATTGGCGATATAAGCGGCTGAAATTACAAAAGTGATAAAGTACACACAAAAGGGAAAATAACGGTTTACACGGCAAAACGGGAGAAAATAACGATGATAATGCCATTTCAAGTAATACGGGAACTATACGAAGCGAATACGGCTTCGGGTTATCGTGTGTTCGTGAATCAAGGTGGGACATCATCGGGAAAGACGTACACCATCATTCAAGTTTTGTTCGTGATGGCGATACAAAAGGCGAACACGGTAATAACAATCGTGGGACAGGATTTGCCGAACTTGAAAGTGGGTGCGTTACGTGATGCAAAAACCATCATACAAAAGTCGGAATGGATGAGCAAGTATTTCGCCGTTCATGAGGGCGCATCGACCATTACCGCCTTGAATGGGTCGATACTCGAATTTAAGTCGTATGAGAGCGAACAGGACGCCAAAAGCGGAAAACGTGATTATCTTTTCATCAACGAGGCGAACGGAATCCCGTATAATATATATTGGCAACTTGCAATGCGTACCCGAAAGAAAATTTGGATTGATTACAACCCATCGTCAAGGTTTTGGGCGCATGACGAGGTTATCGGTCGGGAGGGTGTTCGGTTGTTGATTTCCGACCACAGGGGAAACCCGTTTTTGTCATTCGAGGAACACGAAAGGATTGAGAACATTTCCGACCCCGAATTGTGGAAAGTGTATGCGAGAGGATTGACGGGAAAACTGACGGGTGTTGTCATAACGAATTGGGACATCGTGGATAAAATGCCGCCCCGTGATGAATGGAAGATTTACGGGTACGGACTTGACTTTGGATTTACCAATGACCCGACCGCCCTTGAATTGGTCGTGTTGGCACATGGCGAACTTTGGGTGGACGAAAAAATATATTCCACAGGATTGACAAACCCCGACATCGTGAGGATTGCCAAAGACGAGGGAATTACACGTCGGGACATCATCGTCGCAGATAGTGCCGAACCCAAATCCATTCGGGAGATACACAATGGCGGTTTGTGGATTGTGGGTGCGCAAAAGGGAAAGGACGGAATTACGGTGGGGTTGGATATTCTTCGCCGTTATCGAATACACTTTACACGTCGTTCGGTGGGTATCATTGAGAACGCCAAATCGTACCAATGGAAACGCGACAGGGATGGCAAACAAACCAACGAGCCACAGGACGGGAACGACCATGGGATTGACGCGATTCGTTATTTTGCATTAAACAAGTTGAACACAAGACGACAGGTGGGCGGAAGTCGTGCATCCGTCGTCAAAATGTAACAGGATATGAGTAAAAAAAGATTCAAAAAGGCAATGAAGCGAAACAGGGTTGAGGCAATCCCGTCGCGAGTGATTAAAAATTCAAAAGGCGTTGTCGAAAGGGTGTTTTATGACATCTACGGAAACGCCCGAATGTATAGAACAAAATCGATATGAGAAAGAAACAAAAAGAAGATGGCGTCGAAAAGATGGCAAAGAATGAAAGTCTTTTATTACAATTCCGAATTGCCGTTTTGAAAGAAATTGCGGAAGCGTTCAAGGGACAAACCATCGAGAACATCATTCGACAATTAGAGGACATCAAGAACGAAAAGGAGAAAGCGGATGCGGCTACCAATTAACACGACTTTCGAAAGATGGGCGCGGATTGCCCCGTTTTCCGATTTCCAAATGCAAACCTTTTCCCGCCCTCAAAAGGTGGGGAAACACAAGACGCCCGAAAATTTAAATGAACTGACAATCGGGCAACTCATCGACCTTTCATCCGCCACCGATGGGATGGGAATATTTTATAATATTTGCCAAATCATTTTGGGCATGACGGAAACGGAAACGATGAAAGCGCGTGCCGTTGATGTGGTGCGTTTCGTGGGATGGGTAACGGGAGAGGTTGAGAAAATAAACAAACTCTTTGAGGGTGCATCGGGAAAGCCGACGGAAATGGAAAGGCGTGCGGGTATCGAACGGCTTCAATTCGGTTTGTTCGGAATGTTAGATTATTACGCCTTACGGATGGGAATAAAAGACCACGACGAGGTTTTGAAAGTGAAATGGATGCGTGTTTACAAATGTATCGACATCGACAATCAAAAACAATTATATCAACGAAGATTACAGGAGGTAATGACAAATGACTATCGACGAAAGAGCCATTAATTTACTGAAAGCGACGTTTCCCGATTGGAGTGTGGCGACCGAAGATTGGTTCAACGCAGATAGAGCAATCGAGAAACTAAAACCACCTTTCATCGTTTACATTTTGCCCACAGGGGGACAAATGACAAAACGTAATGGGAGAATACACGACCACGAGGACGTATCGGTGGCGTTCCTTACGCACGTTCCACGAGGCGCAAATGGTATGGATAATATAATTTGTTATAACAGGATGAAAGACGCGGCACAGGCGTTTATAAATGCCATTAACGCCGACGATTTCTTTTTCCCTGTTGAATCGTGGAATTATACTACCATCTATGAGGAATTAGCCGACATTACGACGGGCGTTCTTTTGACTTTGACATTACACGAAATGCGAGGGGATTGCTAAATGGCTGACGTGTTCGAAAACGCGATGTTCGACCCCCGAACGGGAAGTGCCATCGTCGCAACGGAATTAAACGAACTGAGGTTGCAAATCATTTCGAATATGTATGCGCAAAATGCGGTTGCAAGTGGTAACACAATCCGCAGTTTAAAAGTCATTCAAGAGCCTTTTTCGGCAAGGTTGGTGTCGCAACAAAAAATGCCGTTCGGTGTGTTGGAAACAGGACGACGGGGCGGTAAGATTCCATACGGTTTTGCGGGTATCATTTACGAATGGATGCAAAAAAAGGGTATTCATGCCGAACCCATCCCGTACAAAGACGGAAAGACGCACAAGTTTACGGAACAGGAGAGAGCCGACCGCAGTATGGCGAGCGCAATAGCAAAGACAATAAGCCGAAGCGGTACACGGTTATTCCGACAAGGTGGGCGCGATACCATCTATTCGCAAGACGTTCAAAAGACTATCGACAAATGTCGTGAAAGGTTGTCGGCGTTCCTGTTCGTGGCTGCAAAAGAATCTATTAAACTAAACATCAAAAACACTAAAATTGGGAGGAGATAAAAATGCGACAAACGACATCGGGTAACTTTACTATCAAATATCCCGACGAGGTTTCTTTTGCTTTTAATCCTGTATTGGTAATTGTTACGCCATGTGATAACGTAATCATTACGGCAATGATGGGCGGTGTTTCCCGTGTATTGAGGTATGAAGCAATCAACGGAAACGTGTATGCAGATTTGCAACAAATCGCACAATTATATTTTGCGACCGTACAATTCGGTTTGAATTATTCCTCAACAAAACAAAACACGAATTTAGGCTCGACGTTATCTTTGACTATTCAATCGACATCGGGGGCAGATACTGCAACGGTATCGGTTTCGACTTATGTTGTGTGGGGTGCAATGAATCCAAACGGAAAAGATGTGTTTAACGGATACAGGAAACAAAAATATTTCGTTGGTTATCCATTCACGTTCGGGTTTTTCACGACAGGACAATCGACGTTGGTTATCGGCTATAATGGTTCGCCACAAACGTCTTTGACTATTGGCACAAACAATCAAAAACACATGGTCGAGGTGAACGGAAACCAATTACCGCAAAATGCGATGTTTTCAAATATCTACGACTACGCGGGAACACTACAACAAGGTTATTTCGACAACACGTTCGACTTGACGTTCTATATGTGGCAAAATGTGGCGCAAACTCTTTTGGCACGAATTGACATTGAGAGTTGCCCCGACGAGGACACCGTTTATTTGCGTTGGATTGACCGACACGGCTTTTATTGTTATTGGTTGTGGAATTATAAGAACAGGCAAAGAACAACGGCTTACACGCAAGAATTCGGGCGTGTCGAATTGCAAGAATACGACTATCAATTTGGTTACGAAAGGGGTGCGGGTCGTCGTGTTGCCTATGAGAGAAACAACGTAACACCACTTGCCGTTCCCCTCGCAGATGTGGAACAATACAAATATTTACTCGACATCATTTCGTCGCCTTGTGTGGATATGTATATCGGTAAGGACACAAACCAAAACCCACGTTGGCAAACGGTAGCCGTACAGGCGGGGACGTACACACAAACCGACAAGGAAATGCAAGACTTTGTTATAAATCTTATCACGCCATCCGTACCCGTTCAAAGGTTGTAAGTTATGACACAGGAATTATATATCGATAACGTTCTCATGGACGTTTCCGAAGATACGCAAATCACGTTGTCGTACAAATCCAATTTGTTACGTGATGTAAGCGAGTCGGCGGGAAATTCATCTTTCACGATTAACCTACCATTAACCGCAAGAAATAGGGCGGCGATTGGTGTGGCTGATGTGATTGCAGCCGAAAGCCTGTTCCCGTACTACAAACATACGGCGAAATATATCCGTAATGGGCTTGTCATTATTGATAACGCAGTCGCCCACGTCGTTTCCATCGAGGAAACAATCGAAATGGTGTTGGTGTGGGGAATCAATAAGAAACTTTCCCAACTGATAACGAACGGAACGAAATTGAATGAATTTAACGATAATGCGTATCTCAATTATTGGAATCCTTTATCGTCGTATGTTTGGGGAACGTACAAAAATGGCGGTTACTCATTCTTTTACGCACATTCGGATTGGAACAAACCACTCGAAGAAGCGGACAAATGGCAGAACGCAATCACAAATAATTGGTTGTTTCACGGCTACCATCCTTGTGCGCGTGTTACATGGATAATATATAAAATATACGAACAATTTGGAATAACGTTGTCGTTCCCTAATGAATTGAACGACGTGTTGAATGTGTTGTGTGTTCCCTTGATTAATGATGCGCCCGCAGATTGGACGGTAACGAGCGATACAATCAATATAACAGGGTATGACACAATATCGAGCAAGAAATATTTGAAAGTAACCGACAACGACGGAAGCGTGATGGACGTTGCATCAACGGGAACAACAAAATTAACGGTATCGGCTGCAAAAGATGTTACGGTTTCCGTTAATCTCCTGTTCACGATGCCAACTGAAAGGGCGAACGTCATTCTCGATTACGGAAGC